GGGGTCAACTGCTGAACAAATACCATCTAAATTAGATGATAGATCATCAAAAAAGAAATTATCTATACGACCATTTCCTATTGGTGCTAACTGTTGTCCACCTGTTAATTTATAAAATCCATCTTGGGATAGAAAGAATATCATGTTACCAAAAGAGGCAACACTCTTAGGAGAAAATGCTCCTACATTGTCTGCAATTTTAGAAAACTGAAATACTAACGGAGTACCAACGTAATCCATTCGGTATATTGCTCTTTCAAAAAATATAATACCAAAACTTTCGCCACCAACAACTGCTTGTAAATTACCATGTGAACCTACAATGTCTTGAAAACCAGATTGTGTTGATTGGCTTGGTGTCCATTGTGAACTATTATTAATACCAGACCACTTTACTCGTTGGTTATATTCTGTTGATGACTCTGTTGTATATCCTGCTACTACAAAATCTCTGATAACAGCAATGTATTTAGCTTTTAATGATACTAAATCACTAAATGCACTATCAACACCTTCTTCAAACTTTTGTATATTGTCTGCGTGGTTAGTTGCAATAATGTTACTACCAAACTGTGTAAATGCCCAAAAGTCTCTTTCGTTTTCTGTTGTTGAATTGCTATATCCACCAGACTTTGATTTATCTTGAAAGACAAGACTACTATCCATTTGATATAGTTTTGTTCTATCGCCTGCATAGTTTGTTGAACCACTACTAGAAAAAGATGTAAACAAACCAACAGCAGGATTAGTTAAACCTGTTGTACTTAATGCTTGAAAGCCCGATAGACTTTTATATCCATCTTTTAAGGGAATAACATTATCAACTTTAATCGCACCTGTGTTTTGAAACGTAGGTAGATCAGCTTGCAAATCGCCAAACTTAATCATTTAGACCACCGATCTTGCAGACATTAATAATGGTGTTGATGAAGACCCTTTAGATGATGACTCGTTTGCTTTAATTACTGCTTCTTTATATAAACTAGCCCAAGTTTGTAATCTTTCATCTTGCATTAGAAATGGCGATGACTCTGCTAAAGAACCATATAAATATAATTCTGGGTAGTTAGTCAGTATATCGTTTGTTGTATTACTATCTGTTAAAGCAGTTACAGTTTTGTAAAAATCTATTTGTAATGTTACTGCTTGATCGGGAGTTACACCTAATTTTATTTTATCGCCAACAATCGTAAAGAACGTTGGGGTGCCAGATGTAACACTTGAATTATAACTACGATAAAAGTCGTGATTACTAATATAAGATAAAGTAGTAAATGGGTCACTTTGATAAATAACACTTATTGCTTCTATAAAACCTGTTGGCACATTATAATTTTGTGTACCAGACACAGTTGTTGTAGATGTGTCCGTATTAATCATTTCTCTAACACGCAACTCTCTATTCAATCTTTTTTCTGTTAAAGAAATAAAATCAGGAATGTACGCAGTTAAATCATCACGATTGAGATAATTTGCTATTGTTGTTTTTAAATTTGCAAAAGTGTCTAGTGCCATTATACATTTCCTTGATATACTCTAAAGTGTCTATTTTCTGGGTCGTTTAACCATTTTTTAAAACGATCTTTGTCTATAATGCGACCTGCATTAGACATAATTCCTTTTTGTGCTAGCTGTTGAATTACAATCAAAGGGATAGATGCAACTTTATACATTTTTGCATCTTGCATACCTCGAACCTTATACAAGTCATTTTTTGCTTCAAACTTGTTACGTTCTAATATTGGTTGAATGTCTTGCACATCTTCAAAATGATATTTGTTTTCACTTTCGTCAATGTGCATTTTAGTTTTAATGACACTCTTACTTGTATTTTCATCAAGCCAGATTTTTTTACTCATTACTTTTTCTTTTTCTTTTTAACTTTTTTCTTTGTATCTTCGTTGAATACAGGAGATTTTTTCATTTTCTTTTTTGCTCTTTTTTTCATTCCACGCATTGTTATATCCTTATGTTAAAATTAAATAGGAGGGGTAAACCCCCTCCTTATCCTATGACTACAATTATGCAGTTAAGTTAAATATTCCGTAGTTAGCATTTGGCGATCTTGCAGTAAGAGTCCACTCTGTTAAGAGTAGTTTCTTATCGTTGTCTCCGCTTGATGCTAGGTCTTTAGTTTGGAATGGTCTTAGGTAAGATACTTCCCACTTATCCATTTCCAAAATATCAACTCTGTTTGCTTGTTGATGTCTGTCTGGTACGAAACTCACTTCGCCAAAGTCAGATACATATACGTCAACCGCACCAATAACAGTTTTGTCATCAGCGTTTTTGTATAGTGTTGCTACACCAGAAAATGCAGATGCTAATTGTTTATGTGAAGCAGACATTAATACTACGTCTGGGTTTCCACCTAGCTCGTAACATTTTTTTAAACCTGCTTTTAACAATGCCTCTGTGAAAGTTCTGTTAGTACCACCTGCGATTGCAGTAGCTCCCGTACCTGCAGGGCTTGCACTTGGAGAACCATTAGTAGAAAAGTTTCCTGCACTTGAAGAAGTACCTGCGATGTTTCCACCATACCAAGTACCTACTGATGCTGATTCTCTAGCTGTGCCAGATGAACCAGATGCTTTTGCATTTTCTATACCAATGTTTGCGTGTTCCATATCTCTTTTTAACTCTTTACCAAGTTTAGCTAATTGATATGCAAGTTCGTCTCCTCTACCTGCGTTTGTTACCGCTTGGTCAGAGCCAGACACACCTACTGTTTTAGCAGAGATTTGTGTATAGTTGTTTAGTCTTGTTGTTGCAGCTCTGCTACCTAGTGTGTAGTCATCGCCTTCTATTTGAGCATTTGCTCCCGCATTTGCTAGTCCGTCTGTTTGCCACTCATGTAAAGTTTGAGCCGCCGAACCTGATGCCGCATTTGATATGAAAGGTGTTTCAGTTGGTGCTATATTGTAAATAACATCAGCCAAGTCTTCTCTTATACCAACACGATCAAAAGTTTCTACTGTATTTGTAGGTACAGCCATTTTTAACTCCTATTCGTTTTGCATCATTTCTTTCAACACCGATTGTGCATCCCGAAGTGATCCAGATTTTTTCAGTTTATTCATTCTGCGATCAATACGTTGTTTATCATTAGATGCTTCCGTCACATTAGACGCATTAGGTCGAACAATTCTAGGAGGAGTATTTACTTTTTTACCAGAGAGTTTAGTTTTCTTTAACTGATCGTATTTGTAAGCGTTAGCTAACAACATAACTGCACGATGATCTACCATCATTGCAATTTCTTGGTCAGTATAACCATTCTCTTTAGCAAAGTTTGTTAAGTTTTTAACAAATGCTTCTCTCTTTTCTTTATTCTTATAGATTGGTAATTTTTCTTCTAAAATTTGACGTTCTTTTGCAATGTACTCGTTATATACTTTCTCTTGCTCTGCTCGTTGTTCTTCTTGAAGACGTTGCTTTTCAACTTGTGCTTGTTGCAACATTTCTTTACGTCTATCTGACTCTGCTTTTTTGCGAACATACTCCGCAGGGTCATCTTGATATAAAGTTTCCCAGTCTATATTTTGTTCCTTAGTGCCTAACTGTTGTGTTAGATCATCTAGTTGTTGTGCATATTGACTTTTAGAATTTTTGACTGCTTCTAACTCTTTTGCTAAGTCACCTTGCAAAGTTTCTATTTCTCTTCGCTTGTCTCCTAGCTCCATTGTTTTTTTGGTATAGTCTGATTCCCTAGAGTAACCTTTCATAAGCTCATCGAGGGTAACTTGTTGTTTCTGTCCGTTGACAGTAATTTCGTAAAGTGTCTCTTCGCTGTTTGAAATAGTTTCTTCGTTATCTACTATGTCGTTGACGTCTATATCGTCTGGCGTAAGTTCGGTGGTGTCTTGTTGAAGATCACTTTCCTTACTTTCTGATACTTCCGTTGTAGGCTCTTCGTTCCTTGCAGTCTCGTTATTTAAAAGGGTAGCGAAAGCCTTTGCTGTTTCATCTGTTGTATAGGTTGGTTTTGAAACAGCAGATTCCTCTTGAGGCGTGTCTGCCATTGTAACTCCTTATTTAGATTATTGATTGATCTGTTTGGATGCTAGTTTACCTGTTTCCATAACAGATCGTAGTTGCACCAAAAGGACATTTAACATTTTTTTCATCATGTAAATTTTTTCTCGCCCTTCCGTGTCTCTTACAGGCGAATTAATCCATTCTAGGTCTAACTCGTCTGAAACTCTTTTTACTGCCTCTGCAAATATTTCATCTTCTAGTATTTGTTTGGCTCTATTTCCTTTTTGTATTTCTTTATCTTTTTCCATTATATATCTGCTCCGTAAACATCTTCATAGTTTACTGCAAATGGTGGTTTTGGAGCTGTATAAGAATTTATATTTTGTGCTTCAAATTGATTAACACTACCACCAGATTGCTGTGCATCTTTTATAACTTGTTGCTGTGTCATTTGTGGAGTTTGATAAGCATTACCACCTTGATTAATTATATCTTGTGCATCTTTTTTAGATTGTATTTGATAATTAATTTCATCTGGCGTAAATATACTTAATTGATTTGTTGCTAATCTATTACCACCTTTATTTGAAGCATCTGCATTACCTATAATACCCATAGTTTGCGTTAAAGCTAATTGACCTTGTTTTGTATTTAGATCATATCCTCTTTTTGCTAATTCACTTAACATAGCATCTCTACGAATTTTTTGATTATTAAGACCAAACAAACCTAATCCCATTGTTAAAGTATTTGGAAAAGGTTTTTTTATAAAAAAATCTTCTCCAAGTTTACTAGGAAGAAAACCAAGTTTACTGTTTGCTAAATTTCCACCAGTTAAATATTTTAACAAATCATAATCACTTGCATTTTGCATTTCTTCAATAGACATGTAAGGTCGTTCTTCTGGGTCTTTTCTGTCATCATCTTCTTGGTATGATGACTGACCAAATTGTTCTATGGGTTGGCATACACCATCGACTAACATATACCCTTCTGGGCAAGGGTCAGTCGGTGTTTCTTCTGCGGAAAAATCTATTTGTGGATTTGGATATAACGCATCAGCAGGCAAACCTTGTTCTGTTCGTAAATCAAATAAAGGATTACGAAAGACACCTGTGTTTTGTTTAGGCGTAGGGTTGGTTAAGTAATTATCAATAATACTTTGTGCCTCTGTGCTTTGCATAAAAGGTGTCATTAATTTAATCCTTGTTCTATTATTTTAGATGCTAGTTTTTCTTTTTCGATGTTCTCTACATTTTGATCTTTAATAAGTTGAGCCGCTAGTTTCTGTTCATCTAGTTGTAATTTTTTATTTTTGATGTCTATGTCTGCCATTGCTTTTTGTCGTTGCATTTCTACTTGTTGTGCCGCTAGTTGAATTGCAGGGTCGGGTTTTTCTTGTTTAGGTGGTTGTGGGGGTACAGTAGCAGGGTTTACGAAAAACTGACTCGCATCCTTATATCCTGCATTTTCTAAAAATTTCTGTAATGTATTGTAGACATTTTGTGGAGTCACTAATGTACCCATTCCGCCTGCCTGTATTAATTTTTCTTGTACGTTAAGTACCTGTTGTAATACTTGAAGGCGTTGATCTTGATTACCTGTTCCTAATCCTACTTGTACTGTTGCATCGTATCGTGTTGTCCATTCTCTCGGATTCATTGGTACAAAATTACCACGAAG